CGATGCCAGTTTCGCCAGAATATCTATTCTTAAGGACTCGCACTGTTGTAAGAGCTGATTTAGATCCGCTCTGTTGGTCTCTTTCGAGCGCAATGCAAGAGTCGCTAAGTTGAGCAATCGCAGAGGATCCTTTAAGCTGTCCGAGCGTGACTCGACCTCCTTCTTCGTGTGATTTGTCATTAGTAGTACGTCGTAAATGCGACACAAGGAACATGGCAATACCAGTCCTTTCCACAAGACTGCGGAGCCGGGTCATAGTGATGTCCAGCATCCGGCGTTCGTCTCCGTCTAAACCAGACAAAAGAATGCTGAGGTGATCAAGGAATACAACACGGGTTTCTAACCCCGCTGCCATGTACTCAATACGGTTATAAATGTGATCGGGATCGTAAGAACCGAAACCATCAAAGAGATGAAGGTTCCACTTAGAAATAGTTTTATCAAAGTGTTCTGTTAAATCTCTTTTGCTGTGTTCTCCAATGTGGAGGGACTGTCCGACTGCTGATGACATGAGTCCGAGAGCAGTACGGCGGTTGGATTCTTCAAGTGCCAGGTAACCGACCCTTTCTCCTGTATTAAGAAGGTTAGTTGCAAGCTGACGACAGAAGGAGCTTTTTCCGATGCCAGACCCCGCAGTAATTGTTGTAAGTTCTCCAAACCTGATCCCGTGAAGTTTTGTTTGTAATCCTTGAAAGGGGTAGTCATGGTCTGACGGGGGTGATGGAGTTGTGACAATTTCTAGCAGGTCTTTTGCGTCAACAATGCCATCAGGTGTGTATTGTTGATGTTCGTAATTACAAATAGCTCTTACAGCTTCTGCATCACCTGCAGCTAAAGCCTCTGAGGCATCCTTGTAATCGTCTAGAAAGCCGATGAACACCTTGCCAGGTGGTAATACACTGGCAGCTTCTTTAGCGCCGTTACGGCCCGCCTCATCGTTGTCAAAGAAAAGAACAACCTTGTCATAATAAGCAATCCATTCATAGTTATTTTGGATTGCCTTTTTTGCACATGAAGCACCGTTCGGTATGGAGACCACATCCCATTTTGGTTGTGACTCCCAGACAGACATTGCATCCATCTCGCCTTCTGTGATGACAAGCTTTGTGGTTTGCCTAGTCGTCTTGTGACGAAAGTTCTGCATACCATACAAAGTTTTGACCTCACCTTCACAGCGAAAGTCTTTACCCTTTGTCCTTACCTTAGACCCAACAAGCCTTCCATCCACATCATAATAGTAGTGACGTAGAATCTGTCCATCCTTGTAGGTTTTGAACAGCTCGGTAGTTTTTTCACTGATGCGTCGTGAAGGTAGTCTGGTGGCTGTACCTTTAAGTTCAACATCGTTCATTGTTGGTGGGTGAAAGGATTCTTGACCATCACCATGTGTTCGGTGGTGGCATTTGTGACAGAAAGTGTGTCCGTCTGTGTACAGTGCATTGGCATCTGATGATCCACAGTTCGGACACGCAGTGTGTCGAACAAACTCATTTTCTAGATGAGCCATTTAATTGGAATGTTGGTGTAAGAACACCATGGAATGCCCAACTTTTCACAGTATTGAGCGTAAGTAGTTTTAGATTTTTTAGAGATTGTATTGAACGGTGCTTGGAAGACCATGCGTAGATCAAGTTCAGGGTGTTGATTCTTGACTGCTTTGATCTTCCTTCTGTCTTTGCTATCCCAATATCCTTTACACTCTAGGTGTACTCCGTTTGGAAGAACGAAGTCAGGACAATACAAATGTGAGATAATGTAGTCAACCTTAACGCTTTCGTATTCATACTTAACTTTAAGGCCGACCAACAGGTCCGCTACTTTCTCTTCAAGTCTGGACCTAAATGCCATCAGAAGTCATCTTCGATAGCATCGTCATTGTTTACATCACTAATGACATTAGGTTCGCTTTGCTTGTAACCTTTGGTAGTTCCAAAGATCTCAGCAGGATCCATGTCTTCAATGTCACCTGCATCAGTGCCAGCTCTATCAGATACACTGATAAGCTGAATAGCTTCTAAGACAAGCTTAGTCCCTACAGTCCCTGCGGGGATTGCATAAGGCTTTTGCCAAAAGGCTAGCTTGACTTTACTGCCACTCATGATTGTGAGACTTCTGTCAGTGACAGGTGTACCCTCGGTGTCAACAACGACAGGCATCTTGTCAGGTGTCCACGTAAAGCGTGCTTTGTACTTACCTTCAGCAACTTTCTTCCAAGGCTCTTCATTGACAGGAGCGTTGTTGCCTTTTTTACTTTTTGATTTAGCCCATTCAAGACTACCAAGTCGGTCGTTCTCCAAGATCTCAACAAGGTCATCACCAAGAATTGCTTCGAGCTGATGGTTACCGTATTGACTAATTTGGAAGATGTTTTGGAAACCTTCAAGAACAACTGGTTCAGCAGTTTTCAGGATCTTTTTAGACATTAACAAAAAAAATAGGTGGAATCAATCACTGTTGACGGTTCAAGGTCACCAATGATAGGTGGATCTGTTTCTGCACCAATCTGTTTGGCGAAACAGGTGAGGTAATCATTCTCCGCAAACAAATGCATGTAAGTCTCACGGACAATTGCCGAAAGAATTGACATGTCAGTTGCTCTACACAACACAGAGTCATGTATGAGTGCTATTGGAGCATCAAACCGTAGCGCAGTAAGACACAAAAGGCTTGCATCTAGGCTGTGGATCAAATTAGGAGCTGTTGCATTTTTATGATGTGCTCTGTCAACCTTGTCACCTTCACCAGTGGCAACGTTGACTCGACATCTACCAAGCAGTTTAAGTTCAATCCGCTTGATTTCTTTCTTCATAAGACGCTGTGTAACTATAAAACCTGATGGTGTGACCCATTGCAGTTCAGTAGCACCGCGATCAATGGCAGCAGCAACTTCTTGTTCAATCCACCTCATGACACGCATAGGACCTGGTACAATGACATGCATTGCATCCCTGACTGCTTTAACAGTTGCAGTTAAATCCTCTTTACCAATTACAAATCCTTTTTCTAGCAAAGCATCACGAATGTAAGACCTGTTAGAAAACGGTTTGGCATTGTATGGCACGGTCATGACTGTGCGCTTTGTTGTTTTCCTGTCCATGTATGGTTTTACACAGTCAGGTACGTTTGGTTTTGCTTCTTCAGCAATAACCTTATACGCATCTTGTGGTGCGTCACTCGGTACAACGTTAACTAGCCGAGCAGTTGATTCATCACGTGCTAAACCTGCAAGTATTTGTAGACCACTACATGTAGCATCAGTCGCAACCATCAAGTTTGTATGTTGACGATTACAATCAATGACACATGCGTAGTATTCCTCACAAGCTGCAAGAAACTGCCAAGGTTCATCAGCAACTTCCCAATCAGGTAAGTTGTCGATAGGGTCTTCAGCGACACGTGTGATAAGTGATTTGTTGTCAGCTACCCATTGGATTCGTTCAGACATAGGTGCCTTGTCAAGCCCATAACAAGTAGCTACCTGGAAAGCTAACCACACTTCAGCTTCAGGCGTTACAAAAGCTTTTTTGTGGAACTTAAGTAATGACTTACCGAAGTCAGTGTCTTGTGGTGTCAAGAACGCGGGGATCGGGTAAACCCGCGAGCGGTAACAAAACGACCACGGACAGTAGAACTTGTCTTTATCCTTAAATACCTCGACGGCATTCATGGTCATCCGTGTACGACACGACTTCTGAAACGCACTGGCGTTGACGTTCATGACCTCTGCCGCACGCCGCCTATAGTCCTTCCGAGATTCATAGTTCTCAGCGATGTCTATAGGCTTAGGTGGCAGTGGCATCTCCACTACAGGGACAAACTTACCGACCTGTATCTGTCGGTCCATAAGGGTCTTAGCGACCTCTACAGTAAACGGATTCAGCTTGTACGCGACCTTCTGAATCTTGTTCAGAAAATCGATCGGTGTTTCTCCTTGTATACATGGGTGCGTACCGCGTCGAACCATGTCATAGCCCTTCATGACCTCATTCAAGATGTACCCACCTTGAACCTCATTAGACCAATCGTTTGGTTCAATGAGCATGGGCCAAGCAATAGGACTGAACAGTTCGGCGGTCTGCATGAGCTGATCTTTAATCGCAATAAACTCAGGTGTTGGAACGACATAGGTTTGTCGTTTCTTACCTTGATTACGCATATCAGTCATGAACCAGTTAGTTGATTCACAAATGCAATCCAACAACCAACCACCTAGACTGATTCGGTTAGCACGTCCCCATGTTTTCCAATGGTCAACATCACAGCGGTTCATCAGGGTCCGTATGACAACCACCTTTTGATGGGTGCCAATGGACTTGTGCCAGTAGTTCTCCTTCAACTTGTGAAGTAACCCTGGCACGCTTGATTCGTAGTGCCGCATCATGCACTCGTTTTCAATCGCTTGCCCTATGGCATCTGTAACGCTCTGTACGAAGTTTGATTTAGGTTTGGTACTAAATACCTTGTCGAACGTTACCTTGCAAGCAATAGCTGCTGAAGCATCAGATTCAATGTTAGAAAGAAAATGATTAATTTCACGGAACTTGATGCCCGCTTCACCTTTCTTTATCCGTGATTTAGTTGCATCAATACGCTTAGCCACATGAGGCAGAAGCTGCTCAACAGAAGCCACCCCGTAAACTGAAGCACTTGCATAGTCCTTTTCCTCAAGTTTGGATGTGTTAGAATGTAACTGTTGCAATCCTTGTCGGATTTGTTCTCTTTCAAGGGCAATTTGTTCCTCAATTTCTAATGGTGTTGGCATCCGCGCTTAAGTAACTGACTGAGTTTTCGTCATCAATTTGTTGATGCATTAACTCAATGATTTCCTCTTTGTGTGGATGTTTGCTTAACTCAATGATGAATCTTGCGTATTGCAGTTCAGTCATCATCATCTGATTGTTCTCCTAATTGGTCAGGGTGCACGTAATACAAAGCATCTTCGGAACAAATGACAAGTTCATGAGACTTGTAAGTCATGTAATTCCTGATCTTGGCTTCAGCCGAATGCTGTCTTTTGTAAACGTGCTCTTCGATACTGCTGGTCTCAAGGTTGCGTGCCCGGATGACACATACGACATCTGGCGGTAGTTCCCAACCGGCAACTTTCCACTCCATCACGTCTTCGTAATAAAGTGGTTCAAACTTGTCGGCTGGGATGTCTTTATACCGTCGCCATTTATTTGGAAAATACTTACTCATCGATAAACCGTACGTCCAAGAGTTGTGAATTGATGTCATCGGACAGTTCTAAGGCCATCCATGCGGCTTCCTCAGCACTGGCGGCGAGTATGTAAATCACCTCGTCGCTAAGACATACTTCATAACTCTTTAGTCGGCCTTCGAGTAGCTCGTTTAGCCCGTCTGGGCTTTGGCTTATCGGGAAGGACAGTGAATGACTTCCGTTCGGCCAACTCCTTATAAATGGGATGCCATTTGTGCTCTTCTCCGAAGTAATACAACCAACAATGGATTGCATTACGGATGAAAAAGTCTTCATCCAACGCTTTCGCTTTTTCATCTGGTGTCAAATGGCCTCCATAAGAATTGGACACGTTGTGATACGTGATTGTGAAATAAACGTTTTCAATTGTCCAGGTTCTACAAAGATTGGACTAAGCCTCCCTTTGCTCTTACAAGATAGTCAGTGCCAACCGTGGTGCAACCAAACCACTTGATTAAGTGTCACAACACATAGTTTAGATCTGTGTTTCTGTGCTTCTTCGTTTTGTCTACAGAATTATCCTCTTGACAATAAAAAACCCCCGCCAAAGCGAGGGTGCGTCCTTGAGTTGCATCTATCGATGTTCAGGTGATCATCTTGGTCTGTTCGTTTGGCTCTTGTTCATGAGCTTCAGGACCAAACCCCTCAGCTTTAATTCTCTCAGTGTCTAAATCTGTGGATTGTGCTGTTGCGTCCTTGTTCTTGAAGCTGCTGAACCACTCCCGCAAGGCATCACCCGTAGGTGTGCCACTCGGCCATGATATGAACTTCAAGGCTTGCTTAGTGTCAACAAAACTACGTGATGTGTTAGGTTTCCATACGGTGTACGTGATTGGATGACCTTCACGGTTTCGTTTACGTTCAATCCACAAACCTTGAGCCGTGAAGTAATCAGGCTTCATTCATATACTCTCGCAATGTGACATTGTGATCAGCCCATTTCAGTGCTTCCTCTTGTTCCCAATCAAACCAACATTCATCTAATATTGTTGTTATGATTTGTTTCATTGTGTCGCATGATCTTAGTTTTGTCTTCAAGTCTGCTGAAACAGTCATAAAAACTCTTTTCAAGGGTGGATAGTGGGATGGTTGGGTCGGTCAATGCAAGACGTGCACGTTCTTTAGCCTTGGCTATGTACACATCTGGATTGTTGTACCAATGATTGATACGGTTTGCTGTGTTACTCAAGTTTGTGTACAGTTGTTATCTGCACTGTACCTAGTTCCCTAGGTATTTCTACCATTGCCAAGGTAATAGCATGGTTTGCTGACACAGCATGGACAGTCACGTGTCCATTTGAATGGTGACCCGTTGTACGGACCTTACCTGCGTACTTGATAAACCACTTGTTAAAGTTCACGATTCGAGCTTAGTAATGGTTGCTTGAAGCGTTTCTGGATCATTGGTACCAAATGGACTGGCTTCGAGTTTGCAGCCATCTAAGGCTTCAGCACACATAGACAAAGGCAATTCGTAGACATCGACATCATCAATGTCTGGATCGTTGTGGAATAACCACTTGCCAATGATTTTAATGTCCTTCGGGTTGACATCCATGCCAGTGCGTTCACCCAAGGCAATTGCCATGAAGTTTTGTTGCTCGTCCGTGAGTGTGTTCTGCATTAGCCGATCATGTTGGGTTGGATGTTCTCACCATGGACGGTTACTACTCTGAAGCCTAGTTGCTTGATCTTTGCAATGTCATTACGTCTTAATGTTTTGAAACCCGTAAGTCCTTGGATTGTTTCTGCTTGATCGTTGACTGGATACGCCAACGCTCTCCCGTATACGTCCTTGAGTTGATAGACAGCTAGGCGGGTGCCATCACTGACAATCCTTGCATGGTGAATGGTGTCCATTGGCTGCGTCCCTGGGTTGTGATTGTGGTTATTGTGCGGAAATGCATTTGTCAGGTACATTTCCAGATGCTGCAATTTTGTTATCAATTTCTGGGATAAAAATACCCAGACCAGGATCGTCACGTCGCATCATAAGTTCAGGCTGTGATTTGCTTTTAGTGACCACATGTTCGACAAGTAATTGATAAACAGAAGAAGGAATGTCTTCTGCATCATTGTAATTTTCTGCGTGTTTACGTCCGTACCAATAAACACTACGTGTGCCACATGAATCAACCCAATGTAACTTACGGTCGCCAAACTTAAAGCTTTCAATGTGTTTACCATGTGATCGCGAGATGATAACAACTTGCGGCCAAGATGTCCTAGGCTTGATCCATGCATGGTTTAGTGTCCAGCTTTTTCCTTCTGCTTCTGCTTTCGCGATGCGATCAGCGCAGCGTTCTAGGACTTCAGCTTTTGTTTTGCCGTAACTTGTTGACGTGTCAGTCTGTACTGACCAGCGTTGTTTCATTCCTTTGAGTGGAATCATGGCTGCGTCCTTGGGTTGTGATTGTGAAGGTC